CTGTAGCGTCTTTACGCCATTGTACGAACTTATCAAGTTCAATGTCGAGATCAGTCATTTCCTGAACGATTTCATCCCAGGTGTACTGGGGTAATGAATCGTCCACCGATGTGAGATACTTTGGGGTTGAATCCTCTAAAGTAAATCGAGTTGGGACTACTGTCTCCGTCTTTTTGACTCTTTGAATCATAGGTGACTGTGTCATTCTGTTCATTTGTTTTTCTCTTGTTTGGTTTTTGTATTGTGGTGGTGGGTTAATTGTGTTTAATCTAAATGTTATGGTGTTGTTAGGATCTATAATCGCTTCCAACAAATCAAATTTATTTGATTTTTCAACGCGGTCCACGATTGGCGTTAACAATCGTGACTCATTACCCGACCAAAATTTCAAACCCTCACTGATTGTCGGAATCAATGAGAAATGTAGAGAAAATTTCAAGTGGTTGAAGTTTTCGCTGTCAATAGCAAACTCCGTACTTTTCAGTACTTTCCACAATCTTGCATCAACCAAATGCCGGATGTACTTAATTAGTACTTCGACAAAAGGATCTCCTGATGCACAAATGAGTATGAAATACGCAATGGCTCGAACATAAGCGATTTCTTTGGTGGTTTGTTCTCCGACTCTGTAAATGGAAGATTTAACCTTGTTGACATCGTAAACTGGGTAATAATCTCCAAATATTTTGACGGGTCTCGCGCCTAAAAATTTGTGGTTGATCGGGTTGTCTGACACTTTATCATCAGCCTTCTTAAGCTCAAATCCAAATCTTTGGTAAAACTCAGATCTAAACTCAAATGAAAGCATCTCTTTCAAGTCATCATCAACTCCAACTAAATGATCATCGGCATATAGGAGTGCTAACATAGCTTTCTCCAAATACCCGATGTCAAACCACATCTTATCCTTCTTTCGCTTGATGTAAATAACCATCGCACAGAATATGATCATGTGCATGATGACGTTATCATAGGTAGTGTTTCCAAAACCAGATAACATTCCTCCGTGAATCATTCTCAGAACACGACCGTCCGGTAGAACGATATGCGCATTGACCAAATCATGGTATATGATATACATTATGTCTTCCACACTAATACTAACGCCATTGGCTTTACACCAGGCATTGAATTGTGGTGAGACTCGCTTCTTATATAAAGCGATTCGAATGTCACGACAAGCGTTCAACATTCTCTCTTTTGCTCTCTTATCCCATTTTGTACAATCTCCTTCGATTATCCAATCAAAAGATTCTAGTTGTCTGAACAATCTATTGAAGCCACCATACTGAAATGATGTACCAACACTGCACCAATTTTCCATTTTTGTACTCATCGAGGCGTTGAATTGCTGGCAAAACATTGCTTGTGTAAAGTAGACGTCAACATTAGGGATGATGAAGACTCTGACGTTCTTCTCATCGATTTTCAGCTTAGGCAAGTATTCTTTCTTACCTTTAACTGACCACAAGGGTACCAACTCCATAGATTCCCATTCATTAATGAAATCCACTAGAGTGGAATCGAGTTCTCCGTTGTCAACATATTGACCTTTAGTAGTAAACTTTTGCCCGTAACCGGTACTAGCGGTTCGCGCATAGCTAACTTCATGTGGTGATATTGGCACGGTAGAAACTCCCGAATTGTCCAGGATTTTAATAACAACCTTCTTGGCTAAGTCGAATAACTCCTCTGTTTCGGCATCAAACACAGGTGCTTTTACTCCAAACATATTGACCTGTTTATAAACAGCTTCAATGTCTGGTGCACAATAATTGTGTGTGGTGTCGGCTTCGGTTATGTATTCTTCATGTTTATCAAAATCTGACCAGTGTATGCATTTTTCCCCTGCATGTAGGGTTGTCTTGTATTTGAGGGGTCGAAATTGGTGGACAAAACCAAGATCGTCAAAGTCCCCCTCAAGGGTTGCCCAGGATTCTAGAGGTTGATCCTCTAAATCCCGGAGCCAGCCGCCGTCTACACGTCGGACGGTGCCGCCAAGCGCGGCCCGTTTCCCGAACATGCGTGGATCCAATCAATGTCTTCTTGACTGAATGGGGTAAACCCATTGGGTTGATCTTTTTCATCATTCCCAAACTTGTGGATCCCGATGACCTGCTTGTTGTTGACTCTAACGCCAGAACCCGACCAACCATCATAAGTGGTGCCGTGGTAATAACCAAATCCATCGCTCCTCAACTCCCATTTACCACTGGAGGTATTGGGTTTTCCATCCGCAGAAATTCCGATAATTCGAGCGGTGGGGGCAGCGAGTTTTAGTTCCTCGGTTGGAACAACTGCTTTGAAAGATGACGTACCATCTGCGGGTGCCATCCAGACTTGCATATCCTTCTCAGGATGAGTAGCAATCAATTTAACCCTGTAGGAAACTGATTCACCGTCTGGTGCAACTCGTTTAACTTTAGTCGTAAAGCCAGGTTTTTCATCTTCGAAGGGGCCATGACTGGCAGTAACCAAAACATTGGCTAATTTAACCATGGACTTGATATGAGTTTCATTCTCAATAGTCCAGAGACCTTCCAAATCAGAGACCATAAAATTATGGCTACCGATCTTTCCACTCTCATGTTTAATTCCGACCTTTGTGCTTAATGGCACTTTGGCTTCCTTCTTAGAATTTTCTTTTTTGACTTTCTTGTCCTTCTTTGCTTTTGGTTCAGCAGGCTCAGTTGGTGTAACTTTGGCCTTTGGTTTTGGTGGGTACGCATTGTTTTGAGCTGTACCCATGACTTGAGCTTTAATCTTCTTGATTTGCTCTCTGAGAACTGACAAAATCTTCTTCCTCTTCTCAAAAGATGACTTAATGTTATCAAC